GGCGACACCAGTCGCCAACATCGCCTGCTCAATGAACGCTTCTGTTGCTTGCACCTGTGCGTTGGTTGCACCGGCGGAACGAATCAACTGTGCTTCAAGACTTTTCTGCGATGCTTCGTCGGCTGCTGCTGCCGCGACCGCTCCAAGTGCTGCACCACCAACCGCGGTCAATGCACCGAGCGCAATAAACGCACCTTTCTTTACTACATCGAATGCGGCACCAAGCCCGTCACCGATGGATTGCACCTTCTCAATGGATTGCTGTCCTTCGCGGGCAAGATTCTTGAACGCCGTGATAGCACCGTCGGCGTTGCCGAGAATCTTTACAACGAATGTGCGCTCACCTGCCATGGTGAACGCAATTCTACTCAGTTAATAGACATCCGTTTACGCAGCTCAGCCCACTCGCGTTGCATGTCTTTATGTATCTCTGATTGTGTCATGCCATCGTAATTTGAAAGATCGACTGGCGCATCCCACCACTTCGGGTCAAGAACACATCGCATCGGATTACCGCGACGCGGTTGACGAGTCGAGCGAATGTTCGGTGTAGAGAATGTGCGTGTCGGTGCTGCGATGTCTGTGATCGTCGGGTCAAGGAATCGCCAACCTGAATGATGAGTGCGGAACTGCTGACCAGCTTCATGCTGTGGTAGGTAGAAGATGCGGGCTGGGTCTTTGGTTGCTGGGTCGCCTTTGAGACGAAGTCGCTCATGTGTCTCATACCAAACTTCTTCCCAGTTTTGTACTGGCACAGCCTGCTCGAATGGAACGACAACATGCCAGTGTGGATCGTTGTCACGATGCGACCAGGTTGTGTAGGCGAAGTGTATATACGATCCGAGATCAGCCTGCTCGAATGCTTCGCCGTCAAGGTCGGCAACCAACGCCCACACATGCGACACATTGCGGTTGCCACGAGTTGTATGTTCACGGTATGTGACTGGCGAATACAACTTGCCGTCAGACTTCTGCTCGCGTTCTTGATGGTTACCGAGCATGGTTGCGAAGTCCATCCATGATGTGGCGATGGTCTTTGGGTAGACGGACTTGACCGATGGGAACCCGACGACTTCAAACATTGTGCAGACCTGCCTCAATGTATCGGCGAAGTAACTCGGACACGCTCACATCTTCACGCTTGGCTTGACGCTCAATCAGAGTCTTGAGTTCTTGGTCAAGCCTGATGGTGATGGTTGGATATTTGATTGTCATTACATCACCACGATTGAATGGATGATTTCATTGTCAACGATCAGAAGATTTGCATAGTAGACCTTGGTTCCCTTTGGTCGTTGTACTGCTGCGAAGTGTGTCCAGCCTGTTGTGCGCATGCTTGGAGTGTGTTCTTTGATTTCAATAACTTTCAATGTTTGGTTCTTGTGTTTGATTTGCATAACTACCTCCTCAGGTATGTAAGACAATCTAACCACTCTGTAAGACAAATGCAACTATCTTTTCAAAGATTTTTGAGCCTTATTCTGTAAGGGTTCTAGCCGATGCCTAGTTCTCTGACCACACGGTCCATGCCATCTAGGTATTCTTTGGCGATTTCGTTCTTGCGTTTGCGAACGGTCGGCCAGAAGAAGTAACCAGACTGACCTCGATGCCGCAAGAACTGTTTTGTTTTGGATGTGGCACCACCACCGAACTCTGCACCGAAGAACACATCAGCACGAGTCACCTTCGTCTTGCGTCTACTGTTCGGACGAGACTTCGACACAAACGATTCTTTGCCACGCAACTTGATTGTTGGAATACGATCGTTGCTTGCCCGCAATCCTTTCGCAACTTGTATCGCCTGACTGGCTCGACTCACCGTGGTCGCTTCAAGTTTGACTTTTGATTCCAAGTCTCTCGCCACTGTGTAGGCGACTTTGCGCATCTCTCTATTGAACTCCGAAGATGCTTTTGAGAACTTGCGCAAAGTTTCAAACAAGTCTTTGACAACGACCGTGTTGCCTGCGACTGCTGCGGTGCCGGCACGACCAAGAGTTCCACCTGTATCGCCTGGCAGATTAGGGAACGCTGAGAAGGCCATCATTGAATCCTTTGGTTCGGGTTCATCTTGACACTCTTCCAGCGCAGATAGCCGAGCATCGTGTACAGCATCCTAGGTGATTCTTGTAGAAGTAGATGTGGCGCGATCGAAGTCTCGACCGACAAGTATGCGATCAGCCAGTGGGCTGAGGACTCTCCAAAGGGTTGATCGCCGAAGATTCGGCACCAACCTCCACACTCTCGACTGTCTCAATCCATTCTTCAAACTTCATTGCGGTTCTCTTCGTGCGCTTCTCAGCATGCCACGCCAACCAGGCAAGGTCGGTGAGGCGTAGTTCTGTTTGGAAGTTTGCGACCGAACGATTCTTCTCTGTTTCGAATGCGATGAAGTCGGCGAACTGTGCCGTCAGTTTCGTGGTGACAGAGTCCAGCGTTTTTACTTCTAGGTTGATTTTCATTCTTACCTCCTGATTGTTTATTTAAGAATTATGCACCTGTTGATTTTGCGATTGTTCCACTGATTGGCCAAGTGACATCGGCTGTGTTCAATTCACCGACAGCACCGTTGACTGGGCTGAACTCTGTGCAAAGTACAGAGAAGGTGTAGTGAGGCGAGGCCGTTCCTGCTGCGGCTGTGCCTGCTGGTTTCACAATCATCGTGACAGCGGTCGAGCCGATCAATGGCATGATGAGTCCGTCAATGGCGTTGTAGTCGTTGTGCAATGACAATGTCACCGAGTTGTCGATCAGACCTGAGACGCGGGTTACTGCGCCACCTGAACCGAAGTTCGTTGTTGGTACTTCGGCAGCCGAAGTTGACAGAGTTACTGCCGCAACATTTGCGGTGATGTCTGTGCCGTTAAGTGTGACATTTGCTTGTGTGAGAACTAACTTTGCCATGATTATTTTTCTCCTGCCGTTGTGGCTTTCGAGGTTGATTTATCTGCGACCAAGACAATGCGACCCGATTGCACTAGAGAGTCTAGATGGTCAATCTCGCTGCCATCAATAGTGGCTGGATATTGTTTACCTAGAACGGTGAAGCCTTCGACTACCTGATACTTTGCCATGGTTTAAGCATACACGATGACACGAAAGTCAACCGTCAGATAGGTTGTGTCGTTCGCGTCAACTGTTGAGATATTGGATGCTTCTTCGACGATTAAGGTTCGAGCGTATCCGCCGAGGGTTGTGTCGGCTTCGATCGCTGCACGAATCCCGCTGTCATAAGACAGATAAGTGTCCATCAGGTTTTGTGCTGTGCGTTCGGCTGCACGACCGACGATCACACTGACCGTGAACACATGTGTGACCAGACCTGCCCGCATCGCACCGTGATAAGTGATCGACTCTAAGGTCGGCCATGCGATACCACCGAGTGAAGGGTTTACCTGGTCGGGTTGTTGTGCGAATGCGCGAAGGTTCGGGATTGTTGCAAGACGGGTTTGTAGTCCTGTTTTGAGTTCGGTGACTGTTGCGGTCATGCGAACATTCGCATTCGGCGATATGGCTCGACAAGTTGTGCGACATCTGGGTCGAGTGCGCGTGTCACTCGTATCGCACCCAAGTCTCCGAAGCCGGCAACGCCGAGCGGTGAATCGTAACGCTTGAAGATTCTTGAAGCCTGAATGATCACAGCTTGTGTGATCGGCTCAGGCACAGACGGCCAACCGTAAACAGCGGTGAGTTGCACCAATGCTTCGGAGCCGAAGTTCGCATTCAATGTCGGGAACAAGAAGTCGCCAACTGCACGGATGCGTGTGTAAGGAACTGTCAGCCCGTCCAAGATTCCGTTCACTGGTTCTAGTTGGTAGTCGGTTGGTGTGAATGTGACATCGAAGTTGCCGTCCGCATTGGTTTGTGTTTTGAGTGTTAGTGCAGTTCCAGCGATGTCATCTATCTCGCACACGAATGAATCGGCTGCGGTGAACACTCGTGTCGTTGCCGAACCGTATGCCCAAAACTGTCGGTTCGCATAACCATCAATCAACCGTGACGCCGCACCAGCACAGTTGTCTATCAGT